TATCTTGTTGTAATGAAATAACAGATAACGGAATAAAACATCTCGGAAATCTTCATACATTAGAGTTATCTAATTGTTATAATATAACATACGAAGGAATTAAACACCTAGGTAATCTAGATACATTAAATTTAACGAATTGTAAAAAAATAACGAATAAATAAATTAAATATCTTGGCAAATTACATACATTAAATTTAAATGATTGTCATGAAATAACAGATGAATGAATTAATATGCTTTGTAATGTTAAGATAATCAGAAATAAATAAAAAAGGGGAAACCCACCCTTTTTTATTGCAACTTTTTTTAGTATTTGAATAATTACGAATAAATATAAAAATTGAAATGCTTTTTTATAAAAAACAAAAAACAACAAAAAACAACAAAAAAAACAAACGAACAAATAGCAAAGAATGTCAACAACACAAGTATCATTGAAAATAATAAACGAATACATAACAAATGGATTTATTGTTTTATTTAAAAACCATAAGAGTTTGTATAAGTCATATTTAGAATGTTGTTATAATAATTCTAATCTTGATAAACGAATGTGGTTAAGATGGTTTATCACGAGTGTTACTAAACACTTTGATAAACATATTATTTATGAGCGATTTTATGGTAAATTTCACAAAAAATATCCAAATTATGCTATAGACGACACGCAGTATAACGATATATGTTATTTTATTGCGGATTGCATTGATAATGATGCTGAGCATGAATATCATGAATGGTTTGATGCTGAGGAACACGAAGATGTTGAGGATGACCAAATCATTTATGAATATATAGATGATTATATATTAGAGCATGATTTTAATAATGAATATAATACTCAATACATTTTATTTACATATTTCAATCATTATTTAACTTATAAGTTGGATTGTATTATATTTCATATAGATGATATGATTTCTAAAAATATAATTAAAAAGAAACAAATTTGCGAAGCAAAAGTAGCGAACATTGTGTTAAATAAAATACCAAACCTTAATCATGATGTTATTTCACATATATCAAAATATATTTGTGGTAATATCAAAATATAACCAGTTTAAAGAAAAAAATAAAAAATAAATAAAAAAATAAAAAAGGGGAAACCCACCCTTTTTTATTGCGTCTTTTTTTAGTATTTGAATAATTAAGAATAAATATAAAAATTGAAATGCTTTTTTATAACAAAGGTAACAAACAAAAAACAAAAACAACGAACAAATAGCAAAGAATGTCAACAGAACCTAAATTTGAAATGGACGAGAAATTAAGTAAGCTGAATAGTTTTACTTTTATGGAGCGTGCCAAACAAATAGAAATGAGAAAATCGAAAAACATATCCTTATTCAGAGGATGTAGACTGGAAAAATTAAAAGATATGATGAAATCTAAATATATAACAAACCGAGCATATAACAATTTTATAAGATATATTCGACGTAAATCAAATTCAAATCATGAATGGTTACTCAAATATATTACAGATGTCTATGTTCTTCTTGCAGACATGAACCAAGAAAAGGATTGTAATGAAAAATGGAAAGATTTTATGGGTGAAGAAATATACAAACTATTAGAAAGTAAACAACAGTATGTTATTGGTTATATGTTGGTAGACGACACTAACGGTCAGGACGACCACCATTATATTAAGTTTATAAACACACGACTCAGAGGACATAATATTGCGGATTTAATGATTCATAAATATGTCAATGAAATAATGGATAATAGTAATGTGTTTACTAATTATTTATATCCTGAAATAATATTGTTTTCTGCTAGGCACTATTGGGCAAAACAATTAAAATTTATATTTGATGATGTTGTAGCTGCCGAGGATGATCAAATATATACGGATGGTATATGTGATAAAATTAAACAATTATGTAATATAAAAATGGAAATAAATTGGACGGCAATGGTTAAGGTGTTAATTTCTGAATACTTTGGGTGGATTGATAGCGATGATAGCGATAATAGCGACGATAGCGATGAATGAAATAATTGTCATTGTAATAGCAACAATTAAATAAATAAAAAATAAATAAAAAAATAAAAAGGGGAAACCCACCCTTTTTTATTTAATTCAGTTGACACCGAATAATTTTGGAGAGATGGTCTATTAATTTTATATTTGTGTTGACACAGAATATTTTTGGAGAGATGGATAGTATTTTATTTAATTGTGTTGACACAGAATGGAGAGATGGATAGTTAATTATTTAATTGTGTCAACAGTTATAAAATAAAATTGAATCTGATTTTAATATAAACACAAAACCACAAATAAAACACAAACAAGAATGACACAATTGACATACACCAAACTTGAAATCGACGAGAAAATGAACCAACTATATAAATTAGTAATGAATGTGATGGTTCACGTTTCTGAATTTGATAAAAAAGTCGACGAAAAAATAAAGAAATGCAACCAACAAGTGTGTAGAATGAACGAAATCACCGAGGCAATTAACGAAGAGATTTATATGCTTAATGAGCGTGTGACTGTGATGACCGAAAAAATAGATAAAACAAATAAGAAACTGGATGAAACCATTCCTTATAAAATTTCGGAAATGAACGAAAAAATGTTTGAAATCGACCAAAAATTTGATTATATGGATGAAAAAATTGCCGAACGTCTTGATGAACATATCGAAGATACAGACGATAAAATTACCGAAAAACTTAATGAAATATATGATAAGTGTAATCACAAACTTGATGAATTAGATACTAGTATTAATACCCACGAGGAATTAATCCATAAAATAACCGGGGTGGAAACCCAATTCCAAGAATCTAAGGATAAAATAACGGGTTTGGAAACGGAAGTTAATATTCTTAACACACATAATACCAACATAAACGACCAACTTATTAATTTTAAAGAATTAATTACGGTCCACGTTACTCAGACAGAACTTGAACAAACCGTTAACAAATGTGTTGCGTTTCAACATTTGTCTACTGTTACGAATTGTGAATATGACCCGTGTAATTCAGATATTAGAATATCTGGCGCTAATAGCACAACACTAAAATTTAATAACACCATTATGTGTTACTATGACATCACTAACCCGTCAAAAGGTAGTTATAATTTATCACAAGATTATTATTTAAGAACTATAAAGTGTAATGGGATATATTATAATTATATACCCAAATATGGTTATATATTTAATAGTAATAGTAAAAAAATAATTTGTAACCAAATTGTCTATTATCCAGCAGGAAAATATGATTTGAAAACACATAGTATTGAATTTTATAATTAAACTAAAAAACAAAAAATAAAATAAAAAGGGGCAACCCACCCTTTTTTATTGTGTCGACACAGAATGGAGAGATGGTCTATTAATTATAAAAAAATTGAAATGAACTATCAATAACAAAGTAAGAGATAAAAACAAGTAAGAGATAAAATAACATAAAATGGATAACCAAAATAATTATGAATTTGAAAAGTATGTTTGCACAAAGGAAACTTTAAAGCAAACTATAGAGAATTATGGAGTTGCTATTATTCCGGGTGTATTAGATGAAAATGAATGTAATAATATGGTAAATAAAATTTGGGATTTCTTTGAGTATATTACACAAAAATGGAAAATGCCTATAAACAGAAATGATAAAAATTCTTGGCGTGAATTCTATAAATTATATCCAATACACTCCATGTTAATACAACATTGGGGTGTAGGACATTCACAAGCGTGTTGGGATGTAAGACAAAATATAAAAATTGTTGAAATATTTGCGTATTTTTGGGAGTGTGGTGTAAATGATTTATTAGTTTCATTTGATGCATTAAGTTTTAATTTACCACCAGAGGTAACAAAAAAAGGTTGGAATAAAGGTAATACATGGTATCATACAGACCAATCATTTATGAGTGACGGATTTAAATGTATTCAAAGTTTTATTACTGGTTTAGACATTAATGATTATGATTCAACTTTATCATTTATGGAAGGAAGCAATAAATACCACACCGAGTTTAAAGAAATGTATAATATTATAGATAAATCGGATTGGTATAAATTGACGAAAGAACAAGAAAAATTTTATAATGATAAAGGTTGTAGTATAAAAAATATTAAATGTCCAAAAGGTTCTCTCGTATTTTGGGATAGTAGAACTATACACTGTGGCATTGAAGCAGATAAAAGACGAATAATTCCAAATATTAGAGCAGTTATATATTTATGTTATATGCCTCGTTCTTTATGTAATCAAATAAATCTGAAAAAGAAACAAAAAGCATTTAATGAAAATCGCACAACAAATCATTATCCTTGTAAAATAAAATTATTTCCAAAACAGCCTCACACCTATGGTGGAATAATTTCAGAAATAACACCGATTGAAAGTCCAAATGTAGATGAATTAGGGAAAAAACTTTCTGGGTTTTAATATGGTTAAAATAAAAACCTTTACACCTTTTTACATTTCTAATGCCGATTATTTATTAATCCAATTATTCAAAACTGTATCCAAATCATCATCCTCGCCTAAATTTTCAATTAAATACATTGGACTATATAATTTGAAGACACAATAGTATTAAATTCTTTAATTAAAAAAATAAAAAATAAAAAAAATGTGAAAACCCACATTTTTTATTCCAACTGTTATATGATACATAATTTTTAGTAATTAAATAAATAAGTAAATATACTAAAAATTGAAATGAACTATCAATAACAAAGTAAGAGATAAAAACAACTAACAGGCAAAAATGAACGCAATAATGAACGCAATAATGAACGCAATAATTAACGAAATGAACGAAATGACAGCAATAGTAATATTGAGTATTTTATTATTAGTGGTATGGACTGTTTTGTTACGGAACTCATCCAAAACTAAAGATACCATAACGACTTTAACTAATAAAATAAACGTTCTTGAAAACATAATGTTAAACAGGATAACTTTATTTGAAGAACAAAACAAAAAAATTAATGATATGGATGAAATAATATTCACATTAATGGAACAAAACAAGTTACTAATTAAAAGTCACGATGAAATAATTAAAGATACGAATGATTCGCAGGCAATAACAACCCAAGAATTTAACGAAATCAAATATAAAATAAACAATATCGAGAATACAGTGGATCAATTGGATGCGACAAATAACGAACAAAACAAAAAAATAAACAATATCGAGAATACCGTGAATAAATTGGAGGAGACATGTAATGAAAAAAACAAGTTATTGTCTGACAAAACCCAAACAGGTATAAATTTGTATAATTCGATGGAATGTAAATTTATTAAAATAATTGATACAATCGAGAACCCAACTAAATATGAATTGAATAATTTAGTTTTACAAATATCAAATTACTTTGAGAACTTCCAACCAATAATTGAATACTATAGGTCGAAAGTAAACACTCCTGAAATGTCATTATATTACGAATCTATACCACATTATAGTATTCCATCGGGATTTAGTCGTGATATATATAATATTCTTGTGAAATATTTTAACAAATATTATAACAAAAATGCGAGTGGGGTTGGTCATTTTGCACCTTTAAGACAATTTCAATATATTAGCGATGATGATATAAAAAAATATAGTAATGGTAATGGTTTTTACAATCCAGATGTGCTTGACCAACGGTATAAGAACCAGTGTTACAACTCGACAGCACAAAGAATACCAGAATCTATGAGTATGTATGGTTATTGGGTAAACAAATTATCGTTTGATACTGATGAGGAGTATGAAATAAAACTTCTTAAAATAGTATTGGATTTATTAAAAAGAACCGATGATTGGTATACCCATCATAAAAAATATAATATAAAGGTCCAAACGTTGTTTAATAACATAAACAACGTTTATTGTCAAAAGTAAAATAAATAAAACATAAAATAAAAAATATAAAAAAATAAAAAGGGGAAACCCACCCTTTTTTATTTTGTGTTTTATTTCTTACTCCATCTTAACCCATTCATTCCAAATTTACACCCAGATAAAGCACCTTGTTCTTTTAAATGTTCGATTTCATCACTAGTATATATCTTGCTAAACCCATCTTTTATATTATTTTTAAAATTAGACTCTATTTTTTTATCACCATAGAAATTATCCTCAAAACCATCGCATTTTTCATTACAATAAATTAGTTTGTCGTCTTCCTTAATCAGTTTC